CGGCTACACGAGCTTCAAGGGCGCCAAGCCGCGTGTGATCGTGAAGCCGGCAGGCAGCGCGGGTACGGCGGATCCGCTGGAGCAGATCAGCACGGTGGGCTGGAAGATGGATGGCTTCGGCGTGAAGATGCTGCAGCCGGAATACGCCGTGCGCATTGAGTGCGGTTTTACGGCGTAAGGAGATGCGAAGAGAGGGGTCCGGGGGATGAAATCCCCCGGGCTGGGGTTTGGGGATGCAATCCCCAAGAAAGGAGAAGAAGATGGCGATCAAGACGAACACGACCAAGACCATCGAGCGTACGTCCAGCGCGCTGGCGGCTAAATGCGAGATGACGGAAAAAAACATGGACAAGCTGATGGCTCTGGCGGGCTGCGCCGGCTGCAAAAAGGAGAAAGTGATGCTGCCGCTTATGCCGGGCAGCAAGGACGATGTGCAGTACGTGGGCCTGAACGGCGTGGATTTTTACTTCATGCGCGGCAGGAGCGTGGAGATGCCGCTGCCGCTGAAGGAAATCCTTGAGAACACGGGCAACCTGTAAGCGGGCATAGCCCGGGAAAAAGCGGAAAAGCAACACGGGCGAAGCGGCAAATCAAAGAGAGGGAGGCGGAGCAATGACGCTGGCAAACATTATGAGGCTGGCGCTGCGGCAGCTGGACGAAGCACCGGAGGATATCGCGGAATATGACGAGCTGTTTAAAAGCTATGCCAACATGGGCTACATGATTGCGATCCGGATGTTTTTGAGGCCGAGGGAAACCTATCTGCTGATGACCGACGAGAGGGGGCGCGCGGATCTTTGCGCGCTCCCGATCCGCAGGGTGGTCAGGGTGATGGACGAAAACAACCGGGAGATTTGCTTTGACATCGATGCAGACGGATTGGCGATCCGGACGGGAGAAAAGGAAAAGAAGCTGTATGCACTATGCGAGGTGGATCGGGATGCGCTGCAGGAGGCGGCGGATGAACCGAAACTGCCGGAATATGCGCATGCGGCGCTGGCGGATTACATCTGTTACAGGCATCTGTCCAGCGGAAATCTGAGCAAGCAGAGCAGGGCAGAATTCTTCCGGCAGAGCTTTTATAAGCAGATGCATGCGCTGCGCTATGAGGGCGAGGGCAGCGTGACACGGATGAAAAACCTGTATTCGGCGACGGACGCCAGATACAGGCGATAAATCGATGAAGAAGCGGAGGCGGATGGATGGCGAAGGGAAGAAGCGGTTCAGACAGGCGTTTTGAGGGGAGATTGACGATTCCTGTGCCGAAAGGCATTTATCAGGCAGCCGGTGATGCGAATGTGAACCCGGAATATGCATATCGGGCGGAAAACATGCGCACGCAGCGCGGACTGCTGGCGACGAGCTACGGAACGAGCCGGGCATTTCCTGCGCTGGGCGCGCCGATTGAAACACTTGAGAGATTCTACAGGCGAAGCCGGCCGGATGATCCGCAGGTATTTGTGGCTGGAGCAGGCGGCGCGATCTATACATACACGATGGGCACAGAAGGCTGGGTGAAGCGGGCAGAAGGGTTTTCATCCAACCGATGGAGCTGTGTGACCTATGAAACGGCGCAGGACGGAGAAACCGTGGACATCCTGATCATGAGCAATGCAGACGATGGGATGGCGGTGATCTATGGCAATGATTTGAGAGTGGAGAGAAAGAAACTGACCATCGGGGAAGAGCATGAAAACGTATGCTTTGCACAGCTGGGCAGGCATGCGGAACGGATTTGGGGAACGGGAGCGCCGGGTTATCCGGACGATATTTTTTACTCGAGGGCGTACGATCCATTTGACTGGACAAGCGTGCCGGATACGCCGGAACTGGGCGGAGGCATGATCAAGCAGCTGACATGGGATGGAGACGCATTTATGGCGCTGGCACCGTTTGGCGGCCATCTGCTGGCGATTAAGGCGCGCACAATCTTTGAGATACGGGGAAGCGATCCGTCGAGCTTTGTTGTGACGCGGGCATATGGCACGGACGGGCCTGTGCAGGCGAGAACAATCTGTACGGACAGGATGCAGATGCTCTTTTTATCGGAAGAAGGGCTTGGCATGTATGACGGGACAAAGATGGAGGTGCTCTCGCGCGATGCGCTGTATGAGACGATGCGCATGCGGATGGAAGGAATGGAAAGCGCGGCAACAGCATGCATGTGCGGTCAGACATACTATCTGGCACTATGTGTGAAGGAGAAACCGGGGGATGTGCTGACGCAGAACAACACGGTGATTGAATATGACACGCTGCGCGGAACATTTATGATCCGCACGGGGATCCGGGTTCGGGATTTTTTTTCGATGAGCGGCGAGATATATTTTACGCAGGCAGATGCGCCATATGAGGTGCTTCGCCTGAATGACGAGGCTTCTGGCAGTTATTTGGGGCAGCCGATGAAATGCTTATGGGAGACGCCATGGCTTGATTTGGGCAAAGAGATGATAAAACGGGATTTTGTGCTCAGATTTACGGCAGATGCGGATGAAAACGGATTGCCGCTGAGGCTGACGGTGATAACGGATCGGGGAGAGAAGAGCAGAACCCTGCTGCTGAGCCGGGCGCGCAGGGATTACAGAATGAAACTGCAGGCAGGAGGCGTGCGCCTGCGCCTGCGATTTGAAAGCAGCGCGCGCGCAGCAGGCTGGCGGATTCATGGCGGCGTTCAGATAGAATACAGCACAGATGAGGCATAGAACGGCCGCATGACAGCCGGGAAAAGGGGGATGCAGGATGGCATTTAAGCAGCCAAGGGTACCGGAGTATAGCAGCGGGGAAAGCATAGAGGCATATATTCGCATGCTGATTCTGTTTCTCAAGGATTTCTGCACGGATGCATGGACAGAAAGCCGAACGCAGAAGAAGGCGATTGGAGATATGACGCAGATGCTGGAGAGCATTCGGACGGAAAGTGAAGGAAACAGCGAAGCGGATCATCTGACGGAAGGAGAGGAATAAATGGCAAGAATCACAGTATCCGAGAGCGAGCATGAGAGCACGACGCAAAGCCAATATCACAGCGAGAGCAAAAGCGAAAGCCAGACGCAAAGCCAGAGTTCGACGAACAAGGTGCTGGATGAAAAGCTGCGTGATCAGATTCTTTCGGGGCTGATGGGGTATATGACCGATGAGGAAATTGACGCGTATGCCGAAAACCTGCTGCGTCCGCAATGGAACGCACAGATGGAGGCGGCTAAGCAGCAATACGAGACGAACAGACTGCTGGGAGAACAGGAGATTGAAGACCTGGCGGCACAGCTGGCACGAAGCATTGATGAGCAGCGGCGCAGCTATGCGCAGAGCGCGGCGGACGTACAGACGGCGGCACTGGCACGGGGCATGGGGCGCAGCAGCTACATGCTGGACACGCTGGCCAATGAGGGGGACAGGCTGGCGCGCGCGGTGCGCGAACTGACGCAGGAAAATGAGCGAAACAGCGAACAGATCCGAAAGCAGATGGCGCAGGCAGCGCAGCAGAACACACAGACGATCGGGCGGCTGGAGGCGGATTATGCGACGCAGCTGGCGGCAAAGGTGCAGGAATTACGGGACAGCCGGCGCAAGGAATACAACCAGAACTACCTGACGGCGGTTTCCGGAAGCATGGGATCGAGCACGACCGGTCAGAGCAGCACAACGGGTTCCAGCGTAAGCGATACGACGGGGCTTTCTCATACGGAAGGATCGAGCACGACGACGACCAGATCCTACAGCACGGGCAGCAGCAAAAAGAGCAGCACGCAGGTGGACGCAGTGAGCGGAGCGGCGCAGAGCGTAAAATATCGATGAGGAGAAGGAGGCGCGGCGATGATAGAAGTGAGCTTTGAACGGGGAACGCAGCGCTGCACGACGGCGGGGGATGCGTATCAGTATGATACGGGGCAGAGGCTGAGAATGCATGGTCTGCCATCGCCGGAAGAATTGGCCTGCAGGGACGAATTCCTTTCAGGCGATATTGTGACGGTGCAGGTACATTTCGGGCTGAAGGAAGACAGTCAGACACAGGCACGCCTTGCGCGCTGGGATGAGGACAGCCGATGCTGGCTGGCGGCGATTCCGGATGAATATCTGCAGACGACAGAAAGCATATATGCCTATGTTTATGTGAGTTACGGCCTGGATGAAGAAGGAAACGGGCGAACAAAGACAATGTATGAACTGGTATTCAGGCCCATCAGCCGTCCGGCACCCAATAATGTGGCGACTATCGAGCAATGGGAAGCCTGGGCGATCAAAAAAGAAGAAATCGATCTGGTCATTGAGGAATTGCGGGCAGCACAGGCGGGCATATCTGCAGCGCAGCAGAATGCACAGGCATCGGCGCAGGAAGCTGCGGCGGCGGCAAAAGACGCGCAAAGCGCTATGGAAGACGCCCAGGAGAAACAGATGAGGCTTGAAGCGATTCGCCTATACTGGGAAAAGCTGACGGTGAGAACGGTTTCGCTGCAAGCGGGTGAGGAGGCAACGGTAAGTCTTGCTGGAAATGTGCTGACATATGGTTTACCCAGAGGCGCAGCAGGAGAAAAGGGCGATGCGGGCGATACGGGCATGTCTGATCTCGTATTATCGTTTTCTGACGATGTGCTGACGATTGCGCCAAAGGACTGACAAGGAGGGACAGAAGATGGCGGTAAACACATTTGACGCCTTGATGGCGGAGGTAAACGGAAGGATTTCGGAAGCTGACGAAGCGGCATCGCAGGTTAATGCGGCAGCGGCGGCGGCAAACGAGGCGGCACGCAGCGCAAACGAAGAGGCGCAGGCGGCGCGGCTGGCTGTTGGCGCTGTGCAGGAGGCAGCGGAGATGGCGCAGGAGGCGGCCGAAATCTGGGAAAACGTTGTTGTGGAGGCGCATACGGCGGAAGCGGGCAGTGAAGCAAGCGTAACACTGACGCAAGAGGATGGCGTAAGCCGGTTTTCATTTGTGATTCCCCGCGGCAGGGACGGCGACAAGGGCGATGCAGGCGATATGGGCAGCAGCGGCGTTTCGTTTCACCTGTCCGGAACGAGTTTGTACATTACGACGGAATAAGGGGGAACAAAGATGGCGAGAAAGATTCCCAGTTACTCTTATTCTGGTCAGTCCGAATCCTGGATGGAGGGCAGTACGTGGTATATTGCGCTGTACAGCAGCGGCAGCTTCAGGATGAACTACAGCAAAAAGTCCGTGGATGTTTTTGTATGTGGTGGAGGCGGCGGCGGAGCGGGTACATCGAATTACCACGGCGGCGGAGGCGGAGCAGGCGGCCACACAAACAAACGCACGGTATCCATCTCTGCAGGAACGCACAGCGTTACGGTTGGCCGCGGCGGTGGCTCGTACACGGCAGGCGGCTCGACCAGCGCATTTGGAGTGAGCGCGAACGGCGGTGCAGGCGGACTGGGCAGAGAAGGCGCCACAAACGGTACGGGTGCCGGCGGAGACGGCGGCTGGTACAA